CATTAACATCAAACATATGATAAGAAAGTCCAGTTATTGCAGTCTTTCCTAAAACTATGTTAGAAATATTCTGTATGTCTGTAGTGGTATAAGCTTGCACTCTAGTTGGAGCATCTACTTGAATCGTAAATTGATTACCTGCAACTGTAGTTCTTGAGAAAGAATAATAGCCTGATGAGTTTGTGTATGCTGTAGCGTCTAAAGAACTAGAAGAGGTTGTTGTGGTTGACGTAGAGGTTATCTCCCAACTAGTGCTAGCAAAAGTACCTGCCGTAACTAACGTACTTGCCATCCAAGCACTACCTGTTGATATACCCATTTGTTCTTGGTTTGAACCATCAGCTGTAAATGTTCTCCAAACTACTATCTGCTTTGCTGTTTGATTCTTGATAAAGTACAAATCCCAAACATAGTTGATTCCTGTTTGATTGTATTTGCAGTTACCTTCGTACCTAACCCTAAACACATCTCCGTAAGTTCCATCTGTGTAAGCTTCAGTCGAGACATAAGAAACGTTATTATCTGTGGAACTGTTATCTACCGATCCGATATGAATGGTAGGTTGATTGGGACTTGTTGCGTTTCCGTTATAACCCGAACTAGAACTTGTTCCAAAAGAAAACCAAGAGTTAGCGTTAACATGTCCACTTGTGTAGTTTGTACCTGCATAACTTACTGTAAAAGGAATAGTTACAGCAACTGATTTCTCATCTGTGTTAAGGGTAGAGTGTAAAACAGAACCTCCTCTTCCTCTATCAGAAGGAATACCAGATGTTATCTTAGTTAGCGTTCCTGTCTTTGTAGTAGCCCCTGCTGTACTTTTAAAAAGTTTTACAGCTACGTTAGAGGCACCAGAACCATTTGCGTTATACAAGTATCCAGAATAGGTAAACTGTGCTTCTAGAGAGCCTGAGAATAAGAATAAAACAATAAGCCACCTCATATCTTTAACTTACCTCCCATTAAGATTTGATAGTTAACAATGTCTTGGTTTGCTATGTAGGTTCCTCCTCCAGTTAAACCAAACTTAAAAGTCTTAGTTATGGAGTAGTTTATGTTTAGAAAGGGAACTATGATTGGCTGAGACTCAAACAAACTCTCCGTATAATACTTTGTGTAGGGAGCGTAAACAGCCGCAGCAATAATTGTAGCGTCTATTTGTTTACTCAACTTTCCTTTGTACATAAAACCTCCAATCAATAAAGTAGAGATAACTTCCTCCTCAAACAGTTGTCCATAAGAACCTGCCGCTCCGTATAGTGCTGTAAAGTTCTTTAGAGAGTTTACCCTTACAAAAAGCATTGAGCCGTTATAAGACTTAGGCATAAAGTTAACTCCTGCGGAAAGAACGTTGATATGCTTGTGTCCTTTGTTGTTTGCGCCCATCCAAGAACGCATTGCATTAAAGTTTCCAATCTTTGCGTTAAGCATATAGTCGGCTGAGAATCCAATTGATGCTGTACCATCTCCCTTAACTTTAGTTAGAGACATTGTACCACGTGCATCTTGTGCTTGGTCTTTGATTGTTTGAACACCTACGATATCTCCTGTAACTAGGATTGCAGGTTTCTGTGTTTCTACTTTACCTTTTGCTGCGGACTTTGCTGAAGCGCTTCCTCCTGCTTGTTGGGTTTCGGACTTTTGTTCTTCGACTTGTTCAGGAGTTTTCTCTTCAGGTTTTTTGTCAGTAGTTGTACCTCCACTACCGCTTCCGCTAGAACCATTGCTATTACCAGAATTAGAAGAATTAGAACCACTCCCAGAGCTACTCCCAGAGTTAGAAGAACCGCTGCCTTCACTATTTCCACTAGTGCTTCCATTGTTGTCTATTTGTCCTTCCGACGACGTATTGGACCCTTGTCCAGATGATTCGCCACCTTGACTAGAATTATTGCTAGAAGACCCAGTAGTATTATTACTTCCATTACTACGGGATTTATTATTCGAGCTTCCATTTTTACCTGTCGTTCCTGTTGTTCCTGAGGATGTTGTACTTCCTACTGAAGCACTAGATCCTATTGATGATGTCGAAGATAAGTCTAAACTAGATAAAGAGTTTAGATTCATCACACTATTTACTAGAGAAGTTACCGTAGTAGTAGAGGTCGTAGTTGTAGTTGTTGAAAATACTCCCTCACAAGGTTTGGCATTTTTGAAGTTTATGTAGGTAAAGTTTAACCAGTTGTCAAAAGTACCATCCTGTAGTTCTGTGTAACTAAAACTTTTTACTTGTCCGTAGTAACTTATTACTATGGGTGAGTTCATATCTGCACTTATGAACTTCAATTGTTTTGTACACGGGTCTGTGTACGAGTATGTGAAGGACTGAGCTTTTACACTCAGTCCTATACACATCAATAAGATTAATATGTTAACTCTTAAAGACACCGTTCTTGATAAGGTTTTCAATCACTTTAGTTGTAGCAGTTTCTAGTGATTTACGTGTAGCCTTACCTACTGTGCTTTGAGAAAACTTCATTCCGTCTAATGACTTTAAGAAAGATTCTCCAGTCTTAGTGGATTCTCCTTCTCCTGAGCCTATAAAGATTTGCCCTGTTTTTGCATCTACGAAACGAACTTGCAAACGGATAAAGGTAGTAACAACTACTTTAGCTTTAGCTCCTTCTACAGTCTCATCCTCATCTACGGCAAAGTCAGCAACAGTCACATACACAAAGTATTGTGCTGCTTTAATCTTTCCTTTCCCATCAATGGGTTCTTCAAAGACTCCTTTTTTAGAAGCCTTAAACTGGGTTACCATCCTTTCCTTGATTTCTCCCTTCTCTTCAGTAAATACAAAACGATTTGTCTCATCTAAATAATCTAATACGGATTCTGCAAAACCTAAACCTACGTTCTTCTCTTGTAAGTCTGGGTACATAGCCAATACTTTGGTCATGTCCATACTGATAACTTGCACGGTTCTCTTGATAGAGTCCGTGTAGTTAGAGACAGTAGAGATGTCTGCTTTCTCAATAACCTCATCCTCGGTTGTGGTCTTCATAGAACCACAACCATAGACAAGGATTACAATTAGTAAACTACCAAGGATCTTCTTCATCTGCTTGGGGTTTAGCGGCAGGAGCTGGAGCTGGAGCAGGAGCTGCTGCTGGTACTGCTTTCTCTTTAATAATTACAGTGTTGCCACCGCCATTATTTTGTTGCTTCTGCTGATTCTCATTACTGTTGGTAATGTTGATTACGGGTGCGGGTGCAGCTGTAGCTGCTGAAGCTGCAGGCTCATCTCCACCACCTAAAGTAGTAGCAAACCAAGCACCACCTGCAGTTACTGCGGTAGTAATGGCTCCGATGATTGCCTTTTTAACTCCAGACATTCCGCCTTCTTCTTGTTCTTCTGACATAATATTATGGATTAATTTTTTTACAGTTTTTATTGTGCCATCTTGAAATTGCAGCAGGTTGCGCCATAAAACCACAAACTTGACATGGTATTTTTGCTTTGGGATATTTATAATTTTCTGTGTTTTCCCTAGGCTTACGCATCTTCTCGATAGCTTCAGGACTATGCTTAACTCCTCGTATTGTATTTGCAAGTTTATCTTTTGATTCTTGCGTCCATACCCTACCTGGTTTTCCTTTCTTATCTAAACTAATTTGGAATTGCCGTATCTTCTCTCGTGTTTCTGGTTTTACAATTACACCAGTACCTCCATCACCTCCATCAGTTTGATTTGCTAAAAAACCCTGAGACTTATCTTTTCTTCCATATAACTTAATAAACTCCTTTTCTTTGGCACAAGCTTCTTCCCAACTCAAGTCATTCATAATGATATCTACTCTGTAACTTGTTTTGGCTACAATATTATGCCAGTATTCATTACGATGTTCTTTTGCCTTGGATCTTCTGAAGTTTCCTCCATCATCATCAACACCTATCCCTATATAAAAAGGAATATTTTTATCAAGTCTAATATGTCGGTAAAGATAAGCCACGTGTAAATTTACTTATTAATCTTCTTTTTTACTGTACTTAGCAGCTAAAATTTCTGGGGTATCATCTTCCTCATCCACCTTTGCTATCAACATTTTATCACGGTCTTCAGAGTTAAACCAGTAGTCTACTACCTTATTCAAGTTACCTACAAAGGCACCTAAAAGAATAAGTAATAGTTCTTTCCAATCTTCTCCAATAGATGCTCCAAAGAACACGGCAGAGTTAATGCCTACAATAATTAAAGTAAACAAGCCTAACACAATGGCAGTAATCTTCCAACGGTTAGCTTGCATCTGTTGTAGCATGTAGTAGAAACGATTGTTATCTGCTACTGCTACGGGTTCTGCTTGGCCAAAACCAAGTTTGTCTTTGAGGCTCATAGTTTTATATAATTAATAGTTTCGAATCTAGTATGTCTTTGTTGGTTTTCAAAGTTAAGATGTATGTGCCGTTAGATAGTCTTTCTAAGCTAGGAGTATAGGTGTAGGAACCTTTGGGCATCTTTGTGTCTAAGATGGTTTGTATTAACTGCCCTACCTCATTATATAATGAAAGATTAACATTACTCTCTTCTTCTACTTTGAACTGAATCTGGACGTAGTCGGTAGCAGGGTTAGGAAATACTAACAAAGATGAGATGTCTTTCATAGCAACTATGCCTTTACGTCTTACTTCTATAATACCCATAGCAGGAGTAATGACCATATCTTTTGCTTTGTCGTCTCCTACGTACTTTTCTGATGTCCAGATTGCTGCGGTAGCCCAAGAGTCTTGAGGTTTCTTAGCAACAAACTGTAGTGTAAAAGCAAGTTCTCCATCTACAAGCAAGTTAGAGTTGGTTAAGTCTGCACCGCCCCAAGACAATAAACCGTTAGAAGGGTTGGTATAAGAAGTCCACTTCATCATCTTATCAGTTACTTCTACGTTCTTAAACTCTAAGTAAGCTGTATCATACTTAAGGTCTAACTGAAGAGCACCCAATGACTTGCCATTAGTTAAAACTTTTACAGGCACGTTTACTAAGTTACCTGCATCTACGGTTACTTTAGGCATGTTGATTTCTACTACGTCTAAAGTAGGGTCATCGTAACTCACTGTTTTGTCAATGATGTACTTTTTGGCGTTAGCTTGGTTAACAATTTTAATAGGAGTCAAACGAGCCATCTTAAATCCAGTAGAGTTTGCGTCTCCTTTTACTGCTACGTAGTAAGTAATAGAATCTTTGCCATCTATAGAGTAGTCAAAGTTATTAATAGTAGAGTAGGTAGAGGTAAGGTTGGTGGAAGAGCCGTTAATAGCATTGTATTCGGCAACTGTAAAGAACATTACATCTTTCTTACTGTTAGGCCAAGAAGTAAATCTACCTGCCAATCTTCCATAAACTGAGTATACGTCAGCAATAGTAATGTCTCCGTTGGTGTTGTTTACATCCATTGTGTAATAGTCAAACCCAGAGGGAGTGTATTGAGCTAAGATAGATTGGTTAATCTTCTGTGCATCTGCAGTAGAGAATACGTTACCAGGAGTCATTGTATCTCCTTTAACTACCATACGTACATCCCAGTAAGTAGTGTCTAAGAATTTACGAAACACAACATGACCTAATGAGTTGGTTGCTTTGGCTTCTACTTGAGTCCAAGATCCTGAAGGAGCTTTCTTTTCTAAAGACACCCATAAGTTCTTAGCATCAGAGCCTGTTACGTTTTTAAACTTAGCAGCAAATCTTAAGACCTTTTGGTTGAAACGACCACCATAAGAGTAAACTACCAAAGTAGTATCATTACCCCAGTTGGTAGCAGCTTTGTTTGCAAATGATTTAACACCTGCAACTTTTAAAGTCTTGATAGAATCTAAGTTGTTCCAAACTGCACTACCTGCGTGAGTAAACGTAAGGTCAAAAGTAGCACCATTAGAATAGTTAAAGCTAGCACTAGAACCTGTGTAAGCTAGAGTTACAGTTAAGAATCCCTGTGCGTTACTGTCTACGTACTGAAGATACTGGTCTGAAGTAGAGATCTTTAATGTAGGAACCACACCAGTGAATGCAGTGTTGTCGTAGAATACTCTGTATTGCATACCTGTAATCTTTTCAGAGGTGGAGGTATTGTAAAAGTGTAGTGGAGCTACGGTCTGTCCGACAGTAGTGGTAGCAACCTGATAGCCAGAGTCAATTACAACCCAATGACCAGTTCCAGGAGAAGTGTTTGCACTTTGTGCAAAGAGGCTAGTAGTAAGGCACAACACCCCGACTACAAACAGAATTAGTTTTTTCATTTTTTGTATTTTTGCAATTTGTCATAAATGTTTGCCAGTAACCAAGGCTCGGGGGTTGGAATGTTTTTTGCGAAGGAGAGTTCATACAAGTAGCATCTAAATTCTTCTTCCGATTCACTCAAGTCACTATCTTGCATTGCATACATAAGATGTTGACTTTCATGAACTAAGACACAGGCTAAGTTATTGATTGAGTTTAACTTAACATCTGCATCCGCTACTAGTATGGTATAGTCTCCGTCAACTATACCTGTGGAAGAAAAAGAACTTTTCCAAAAATCAACTCGCTGACAAACTTCAGTAAGAACAACGTACTTAGGGTAGTCGTACTTTTTAATTATCTGTATCGCACTGTCAATTTTTGTATCCCAGCCATCTCCTGCCTTTGAGATTGTTTGGCAAAAGCAGGAGTTGACTAAGAATAAGAGACTGATAGTCCCCAATCGTTTCATTTATTTTTTAGCGGCTTTTTTAGCTTCACCTTTTGCTTTGTCTTCTGCAATAAAAT